CTCCAGTAATTGCTTCTGACATTTGTTGTTTCTTAAGTCTTGCCAAAACAGAATGCTGTCCTTCATTAAATATATATTTAATGTCTTCATCAGTAAACTTCATTTATTTCTCCTCTACAAATTTAATAACAGCAGCTTCAGTAGAGGCTGTCTGTTGTAATGTCATCTTAGGCAACTTAGGATGCGTAAGACTTTCTCTAAACTTTTCTATATCAATTTCTTTCATTAGCTTAACCCGTTTAACATAGCAATAATTTTACCATGTACTTTATTTTTATCGTAATATGCATCAAATTGATCTAAAATTTCCTTCTCTGTTTGAGGAGGATTAAGACACGCAGCATAATAAGCTTCTCTTATTAATCGCTTAATCTGAATAACTGTATTTTCATTACCTTCAACCATAATTTCTTTATACTTATTCATTATGTTGATAAATTGTTCGGCATTATTCATATTAGTACTACTCATCATATTCGTTCCGAATTTCGGCAAGTCTATTACGCATTGTACGAATTTCATGTATTTGCTTTAATTGTTTACCTGCATTATAATCTTCTTCCATCACATCTTCAAGAGCAATTATTGCAGTTTGCATAGCATTAATAACGTCTTGCATAGAGCTTGGTTCATTTTTATACTTATTCACTTGATTTCCATTATCATCATATTCCTGAATATCATTTCCATCTGCATCTAAACCAGAAGCCATTTCTGAATAAATTTTTAATATCCTTGCAAATTCTTTATCACTCATTAGTATTTACTCCTAATGTCAGTCAACACAGACCAAAGAGTTTTCTGATGATTCTTAATTTCATTTTCATAAAACATAAGTTCTTCATTAAATCTTTGAGATAATATTGCATTATGCGTACTTGGAGAACTTACCCAGTCATAAGTAATCATTTGATAATCTTCAGGAACGTAAACAACTCCTTCCGCTTGATAAACAGGTTTACCACCAATTCCTCTTGAACTAACTCCAGGTTTAAAACCATTACGTACTAGTGTAGCAATTTTATCACCTGCACCATGATCGCCTTCTAGAACTTTAGCTTTACCATAAACAATATTTCCATTCATCTCAAGATTAACACAAAGACCTGCAGCTTCCTGCAATCCCATTCTCTGAATAAGAGTTATCGCCTGATCAGAATCTCCAGGCAATGGGTGATCTAATGACATGATTAAACCATTACGTTCTTTTATAAAAGTCTTAAGGTTATTAGTTTCTCTTTCTAATAGGTTTCTAGAATATACTCTACCGTTTCTATTCTGCTTTTCTGCTTGCTGGAATTCACCCTCAAGCATAAGAGCTTTTTTTGGTCCACTAGAATCTTCACCTATAATCTCTTCTTTCCATTGAAATTTATCAGAGCTATAAGCTTCTGATATATACATGCAATCTTTCATATTATGCCTCGCCGTCTGTGCTAAGGTTTACATTGGCATTACGTGCCCAACCTTTTATCCATCCCTGATATTGCTCATCTCTGTTTCTAAAACCTAATTGATTATGCTGATAATCATCATCTGTCTTAATAAAAGTTTTATTAAAATCTTCTATCAGAGTTGTTAATACATGGTCATTGATTTGTTTAGTCTGAATCATATATTCAACTATAACATTATAGTTACCAAGTTTTTCAAGTTCTTCAACTGTAAGATCTTTAGATGCAAGAGCTTTACTAATTTCAGCTGACATAGTTTTAAGAGCTTCAAAAGTAAATGCTCCAGTTCTGAATTTTAAGAATCCAGGTCTGTCTTTATCATTTGGAGTTACAAGATTATACACCCATGGAGCAGCACGATTTACATCAGGTTCTTCGTTATAAAAGGTTTTTACAGTATCTTTAATACTTGCAAGTGCTTCCATAACATTAAGATCTTTATGTTTGATTTTCATTTTTGTAAGAGCTCTAGCAGTAGCAGTTCCAAATTCTTCATTTTCCCATGAGAAACTTTCAAAGAAAGTATCTGCAACTTCTTGAGTAATTGATTCGCTTAACGCTTGCTTAAACATTTTATAAGATCTAACGTTATTCATAAAGTTTTTAGTTTCATTGATAAGTTCTTTTTTATCAAGACTTGTAAATGATCTTAATTTTTCAATTTCGTTTACTTTACCAGATTCATCAAATATAAAAGAAGTCTTTGAGAATTCTCTAAAAGTTTCTTGCATTTGCTTCATACACTCAATTATTAAACTTTCTTTCTTATCGTCTTCTTCTGATATAGTATCTATCTGACATTTGCAAATCATATCTGGCTCAAGTTTTGCATTACATTTAGAGCATAACTCTACGGTTCCAGTTTGTTCAATGTAAGGAAGATTTCTAATAGTATCTTTCAAGAATCCAATCGCTTCTTCATAATTGTTACTTGCTATAACATCTTTAAGATTCTTCTGAAGTCTAAGTGCATTTGATTTTATTGGATCTTTTTTGGCTTTAGCACCTTGAAGTTTAACAGCTTTAGTTCCATCAAATGTAAATCCATTATCAGATTCAACGAAAGGAATCTGCCATATTGACAGATCCTTTTTATTTTTAATTACTACATCACTTTCATTTATAAATGATACAAATTCCCCATTCATAACACTTACTGAATTTTTTATATTTTCTAATCGTCTTAAAGCGTTCATTCATTCTTGTGTTGCATAATTTTCTCAATTATACATCTGCAACACTTCCTACCTCCATTATTTTTGTGAGAATTATTGGTTATATGTCCACAGTTATATTACAAAAAAACCTATAAAAATATTATTTTTCTTTATTTTCTTCAGAATAATATTCTTTTTTGATAGTATACATAGTATCTAATCCTTCCAATTCTCCATTACCTTCTAATAAAGAAAGATTTATATCATGTAAAATCGTTTTCTTTTTAAGTATCTTTTCCGCTTGAACAACTTGTAATTGTTTCATTACATTTTCTTGTTCAAATTGAAGTTTCTTAATCAATCTTAACTTCCTTTCAGTAGCTTCAAAGAATAGATCCTGTTTCATCATGTCAGGACGTACATCAGCATTTTCTGCTTCTGGCGGAGTTCCCATCGCATCTGTAACTTCTTGAGGAATTCCAACTCCTGCTTCTCCTTCAGCACCTTCAGCACCTTCAGCACCAGGTTCTCCACCAGCATCACCAGCTTCAGTTCCCATTGTTACATTACCACCTGCACCAGCAGAAGGAGTTCCTAAATCTCTAGCGCCTTCAGGTCTATCTTCTTCTGGCATAAACTTAAATATATTTTCTCCAGCTGCTTGAAGTTGTGCAAGTTTAAGAAGTTCTACAATTTCTTCATCATCCATCTTAAGATAATATTTATACATAAGATAATCAGGATAGAATATAGTCTCTGCATTGTTTCCACGTATCTGAGTTATTAATCCCCATAGCTTTGTATCAATGTCAATCTTTTCATTCTCATCAATATTAGAAGGGTTATTCATCATAAGAGTTACTTTATCAATATTCTCGTTAGAATAACCACGGAGTTTAAGTTCAATAGCAACTAACTTATACAATTGATTAAGGAAGAATCTTTGTACTCTTCTTACACGTTTAGCAAATATAACTGACTTAGAACTCAAGTTAGAATTTACAAATGTAAATTGATTATCATAAAGATATTCTTTTGGAACACCTGTACTTGGGAAAATCCTATTATTAAGAAAATCAATATCTGCAATCTGATCTAATCCTGCAGCAGCTGGAAGTGTATCAATACTATTTCCTTCTGATCCTGCACGTTTAGGAATTACTATATCTTCTGTTGCACCAAAACTATCTCTAACTAAATCTACAGATGCAGTAGCATTCCCTCTTGCAAGGTCAAGTTGTTTCTTTCTCTTAAGAAAGTTTACAGCATCATGAGCATACTTAATAGCAATTTCTCCTTGAAGATTACCGACGTCTATATGAAATACACGTCTTTCAGGAGCACGAGATACTCGAGCGATAAGCATAGCTTTTATCATTAAGTTAAGCTGTTCAATAGGAGATACAATTGCATCAAGGATTGATTTTCCATAAGGCATATATTTATCTGATGGAATTCTAAAGTGTAATACTCTGAATGGGAATATTAGATTTTCTTCATCCTCTTCTTCATCTTCATCTTTCTTAAGATATTGATAAGTAGAATATAAACCTAAACCATAATCGGAAGAATCTTGATTCGGTGCAGTGTTGAGGATTTTAAAACCTTTTAGTATATTATTTTCTTCTACACGTTCAATTTTATCTCTTGGAATCCATTCCATTTTTGCAATTCTATCACCTGAGATTGCAGGAATTACATCATAGAATTCATCGCCATAACCACACATATTATAAACAATAGTCCACGCTCTATTGTAAATGTCGCATCGTTTGAATAAATCAGTTACATCTTCTTTAACAGCTTCATCAGGATGGAGTACATGAATGATATCACCAGCGGCATCTTCAGTTGTAGATTCATCAGCATAAACCATTAAAATTCCTTCACCTTCGGGACTTTCAATTGTTTTCATTAATCGTTTATAACGGTTGTATCTGAATGTTTTTTCAATTTCTGTTTGTTCAAGGTCATCCATGATCTTTCTAGAACTTGATCCACCAAGAGCATTAAAATTACCATTATCATCAAGGGCTGTAATTGGAATAAGTTCTTTTGGAGAAATTAGATAATTAGGTTCTCCAACTAACTCATGGTCAGATTGAGAATATCTTTTTAGTTTTCTGGCAATTCTTTTTTGTAGTAAGTTTATTTCAGTTTTTCTGGTAGTCGCGGGATTTACTTCATCATCATCTTGAAACTCTTTAGATAATTCGGATCCGAATATGTCTCTATAGTTTGACAAGTCATCGAAATTTTTATTGCTAGCCATGTTTTCCTCTTTTACATTTTTATGAGTACCAATTATTATATTACATCAAAACATAAAAAAACCGATAAAAATCTTCTTATTATAGTAATATAATTAATAGTAGAAGGACAGAGGATTGCAAGCCTTTGATTTATACCTAGAGTAAATCTAACTTCTACAAAATTAAACTACTAGGAGTTACAATATGGAAACTGGAGTAATCTATAAAATTACGAATCTTATTAATAATAAAATTTATATTGGACAAACTATCGATTTTGAAAGAAGAATAAAACAGCATTTAGATGGTCATAGATATAAATACAAAAGTAATTATTTTTATGAATCAATTTATAAACATTATCCAGAAAATTTTGTAGTGACTATTATAGATACGATATTTGCAATAATATCTTACTGTAAGATGAATAATAAAACATTACGATATTATGATTATTGGAGGACTAATGAATTCGAATAAATATAATCTTACTATTGAAGAAATAAAAAAAGAAATTAAATTATTAACAGACGTTGAAAATAAAACAGGATTTTTGTACTTTTGTGAAAATTATATAAAAGTGTCGCATCCATCTAAAGGAGCTGTGCGATTTAAAGATAATATGTTCAATTGGCAAAAAAAAGCAGCGATTGGTTTTGTAAGTAATAAACAAGTAATATCAAAAAAATCGCGACAAACTGGGTTTTCTACTTTAGTATCTTGTTATGCGCTTTGGCGCGCTTTATTCTTTGAAGCTCAGAATATTCAAATGATTAGTATTGGACAAAGAGAAAGTACAGATATGTTAAGGCGTCTTAAATTTTCTTATGAACATTTACCTGGCTGGATAAAACAAAAAACAGATGAACTAGCTAAAACCACAATTTCTTTCGAACACAACGGCAGTAAAGTCACAGCAATTCCTAGAGGAACTGATGCGGCCAGAGGGGGATCTCTTTCTTTACTAATAGTTGATGAATTCGGAAGCATGGACAGACAACAGGATTTATTAGCTGCAGCTCTTCCTGCTTTATCTGCAGGTATGCTTACACCGTTTACTAATAAAAGTTTACCTTCTCAACTATTTGTAATTAGTACATTGCCTACAAATCCTATCAATAACGAGTATCTCAGACTCCTTCACAACGCCCAGGACAACCCAGATGAGTCTAAATTTCACTTAATTGATGTTGATACGTCAGATATTCCACAATATCAAGATGAAGAATGGCACAAAACAATGCGTGAATCTCTTGGTGATAGGATGTACAAAATTGAGATTCTCGGCATAGAAGTTTATGATATGGAAGACGCATTAATTCCATCTTATGTGCTTGAAACTCTTAAACCTGTATCTCCAATAAGAACTGACTTTCTTTATCCAGAAGACATAAACGAAGAAGGATATTACAAAGACTTTGGAAAAATGCTTGAGATGCGGGATAACTTCGATGAAAAATTTAATTATATAAAAGGTCTTTGGATTTGGGAAGACTCAATGCCTAAAAGACAATATGTTGTATGTGTCGATGTTGCAACAGGAAGAAGTGGTGACTGGAGTACAATGCTGGTTATAGATCCTGCAAATGGAAATAATCAAGTAGCAGAATATGTAGGAAAAGTTGATACTGAAACTTTTAAAGCTATCATTCAATTAGTTTGTGAATATTATAATAAGGCAAAGTTATCAATAGAAAATACAGGTCTTGGTGGTCCAGTAACAGAATTTTTTGCTACTACACTTATGTATCAAAATCTTTATTGGCACAGAAGAAGTAAGAATCATTATTCTCCGGGTTTTCCAATGTCTTCAAGTACAAGAGCAAATGCAATTGCAATTATGCAAACAATGGTAATCAAAGGAGACTTCAAACTTAATAGCGTAAGACTTATAAATGAATTAAGAACTTTTGGATATACTAAAGCTGGACGAATTGAAGCAATAGGTCAGGGCAACCACGACGATATCGTAATGGCTTTATGTGCGTTTTCATTCTTACAAAACATAGGATGGGCTGTCACTGATGATATGGCGGCTAATGGTCTAATGTTTGGTGAAGTGCTCGGATATAATGATGAAGATAAAAATGCCCTGAACGTTGGCCAAAGTCCAGAGCAAAGAAGAATTAAAAAATTTTGGGAGGAAACGCACGGATTTGAAATTGACCAAGATACATTAGAACTTATGGAAATGGCACATGCAAATGGTTGTAGTCTAGCTGACATCAATATAGCAGAAATAACTAGACAGTGGAAAGAATAGTTTGAATAGGATATTTGTTTGGATTTTTTACCCAATCTAATTTCTTATTTTTAGCTGTATTATCTTCACACCAAAGTGGTTGCAAGTTTTTATAATTGCAACCAAGTTTAATTTGCTCTTTGTCAGTTAAATCAAAAGCATCCAGTGGAATTATATGATCTACATGCCAACCTTTATTACCATGATTATCCCAAGTCATTCCATTTTCAAACATAGCTTCTATATGCAATTTGGCGGTATTGATATCGCAACTTAAATATTCAGTCATAGAAATAGATTTCTTAAGTCCGCTATGTTTTAACGCATAATTTAATCTGCTCCTAAAAATTCTAGCTAATCTAAATTGTGGGTCAGTTTTGTATTTTTCTCTTTTATAATATCTACCACTACATGTCCGCCCACAAAATTTTTGATATGTTCGTTTTTGAAGAAATGGTTCGTTGCATTCTATACAATGTATTATAGAAAGTTTTTTAGCGCGTTTAAGTCTTGCTAATGTATTATTTCTAGTACTAATATTTTTCTTATTTATAAAATTATAAAGTTTGTCATGTTTCTTTTTACATTCTTTGCCACACACAAGTTGCTGAGGATATGAAGTTTTGAATTCGGAGTTACAGATATAGCAGATTTTTGTATACATTTTAATACCTCAAATATTAAATTATTTTAATTAAGAAGTTAGATTTAATATTTGAGGTATTAAATCAAGCATGCCTGCCTGTCCTTCTATATATAATTATATTACAATAAAATATAAAAATATTACGATTTTAATCATTATCATCCATAATTTCTTTTAAATTTACTGGAGAAGTTACAATTCTTTTCATACCATTCCCGTTGAAGTCTCCACCACCAAAGATATTAGCGGCAACTCTCTCTCTTGACTCATTATTAATTTGACTTATAAGAACTTTAGAAATTGTGCTAATTACAGCTTCCATTCTATTTGCAGATTCAAATACAAGTTTAAGTGCTTTATTAACTTCAGATTCTAACTTAAATTCTTCTGATCCTTCCATTTCTTTTTCAAGTATAACATCTAATTGTTCTCTTAAGTTTGTATAATTATCTTTAGCAAGTTTACGATCTTCATCACATATTGCTATTGACTTTTTCAAAAGTACTGTAAGTTCTTCTAGTTTGTTTACTTCAATTGCCATTATTATCACCGTGTCTTAAATTTTCTTCATGATCTATTATATTAAGCAATTCTTTAATATCTTTGTTATTAGAAAATCTTTTGAGATAATTAAAGAAGGTTCCAATAATAGCTGAACTATAATTGTGACTTCTGCAGAATTGAATAAAATGTTTCTTTACAAATCGTGTGCTATGGTTAACATAAATGTAATCAGCGAGTAATAAAGTTATATCCTGGAACTTGGGTTTATCTTCAAATAAAACTACAAGCATTGCTATAACATTTTCAATTACAATATCTTTATCAAGGTCATGATTGTATGAAAGAGATTGATTGTTATATAGCTTTGATATATCTGCACTGGATTTCTTCATGTAATGTCGATTATGTTTAGAGGTAAAGTTCATTAAGTTCTTCTCTATTACTGTTGAAAAGAAATTAAAAATACTACCGCGGTTAGTGTCGAAGTTATTTTTTATTATTGCTTTATAGATTGCTAATCTTCCTTCTTGAATCAAGTCATCATTTTCTGCGTATCGCCAAAACGAATATTTCGGAGTAAAGATAATGCCTAAGATTATTTTGTCTACATAATTTTTAAATAATTTATCAATACTCCTTTGACTTTTTGTTGTAGTTTTTTTGCCGTAGTCCGTTTCTATTAAAAAATCATTAATGATAGTAGCCATATCAATTTGATCTTGCTTATTTATATACATTCTGGTCTTCCTTTTCTTAATTCTGTCTCTGCTTCTGACCAGCTAAAACATCCAACAAGCTTATCAACTGGTTTTTTTCTTAATAAGCAAACTTTCTTTGTCTTCCATATTTTATAATTACTGCAGTTCCTACAAGTTTTTCTTCCAAGTGTAGGCGAATATGGAATAGTTAAAGTTTCTATATTATTGCTTCCAGGCAAGTCTTTTGTAATGTCATAGTAATAAACAATTGTATCTGTAAAATAATTGATGTCTATAAGTTTCATTTGTGTTTTATTATGAAGAGACATACGAGCTGCTGCAAATCTTACTTTCATTGCAAGAGCTCGCGAGTCATCTAAATAAAATCTTGTTGGTGTCCATTTAAAGATTTCATGTATTTGATCTTGTTTTCTAGTTCTAATGCATGTAAGTTCTATTTTCAAAACATTACCTGTCCTGCTTGAAATTTAGTGTCTCTAAGAACAAAGTCATAAGCTTCGTCAAGTTTAAATGGTCTTTTGTATACATCTTCAATCGTAAAACAAGGTAGTCTACTCTGACCAACAAGATAACGTACCAATCCTTCTACTTGTGAAAGATTTTTACTTGGTCTTGATATAAATCTAGATTCTGAAATATCATTGTGTTGCCAAATAACATTAGGTTTACCACATTTAATACAGCTATAATTTATTTTATCATAAATTCCAAATGTTTTATTCAAGTTAACAGCTTGATTGTATAAAGAAAAAAGGTCTGATAAAGTTAAAGAAAGAATAACGCTACTCCAATTTTCTTTATCAACTAACTCACCATTTAAAGTTATAGATTCTGTTTGAGTTAAACACATTATAGCTAAAATTTCATAGTAAGGTATTTCTTCTAATTCACTTTCTTGTGCTGCCAGTAAATTTCCAAGTTCTAAATTATTTTCAACAGTTCTCATATTCAGCATAATTTTAATGTCTTCTGTACTATTAACAAAAGAATTATTTATGGTTATTGGTTTGTATTTATTATAAATAGTTATATCGAAATTCCCTATAAAAAAAGAAATTTTATTCTCGCTATTGCAATGCTGACAAATACTATAAGTTGTTGATACATCTTTTTTATTAATTTCTACAGCTTGAATATAACTATAGATATAGTATAG